ACGCTTCACAAGGGTGATGGCCTTGGAGACGTTGTTGGAGAGTTCGTCACGGACACCAGCGATGTTCGCAACGTCCTGGGTCAACTTGGACACACGGACAGCCTTGCGGAAGATCTGGATGCGGTTCGACAGTTCGACACGGTACTGAGTACCGCCATCGTTGACGAAGTTGGAAGTGCCGGAATTCGGATCGACATCCGTGCCGTCAACGACCGGGGTCGGAGCAGCAGCAGTGGGGAGGCGGTCGGCCTGCCAGCGGAAGATGGTGTTGCCGGGCTGAGCGCCCTTCTTCGCCATCGAGGTGAACGGGGTGTCCTTAGCATCGACAATAGCGATGAGGTTAGCGAGGTCTTCGCGCTTACCGGCATTGACGATATCTTTTTCGAGGAGTTTAGCCATAGTAGTATTGGAGTTTAGATGAAGCCTTTGGATAGCAAAACCTTTGCGAGGTCTTCAGCGTTAGTCGATTTGACGAATCGACCCTCGGCATTCTTGGCACTGGCTGTCTTAGTGCTAGTTTTTGCCGGAGCAGCGGTAGGACGAACTGGCTGGATAGGTGCTTTGTTTCCGAGTTTGCGAGCGGCCATATTCCCTTCCCGGGCCAAGTAGCCCCTGATGTAATCGCCCACAAAGAGCATATAATCAGGATGATTCTTGAACTGGGGGAAGTTCTTGATGACTTGCTGCGCCAACTGGTACTCCTTGGCCTGAGGTGTCTTCCACCACGGATATTCGGACTCGGCGATGGGCTTGACGCTTTCGTAGGCTTGGATCTTAGCCATCTGCCTAGGCAGATGAACTTCAATAGCCTTCGTTGCGTTGACCAGCATCCGGCCGACATCTTCAGGGCCGTATTCGGTGTCCCCCATAACGAAACCGTTAGGGTTCTCCATACACTTATATTTCAACCACCGGGCTTGCTCAACCTCTTTGTCCACATCGGCTTTCGAGTTTAGGGACGAGAACGGATTAGATGCGTCTTGGACGCTGGTTTGGTTCTCTTCCCCCGAAGCCTTGGCTTCCGAGATTTGTTGCTTCAGGGCTTCGACTTCGCTGCGGAGGTTTTGGGCCTCCTCTTCGGCCTGCTTGCGCTTGGCCGTCAACTTGTCGATTCGCTTCTGAACGCCCTTGGAGAGGGTGTCTTCCTCTTCGGTGTCTTCCGCTGACTGTGAAGGAACATCGTCTTCGCCATCCTCGGCCGGGGGGACTTCTTCGGTTTCCTCGGGCTGTTCGCCCTGATCCACCGCCTCATCCTTGACCTCCGTTTGGACTTCGCCTTCGTTTTCGGTCTGGGGCTGCACCGCCTGCTCATCGTCCTTGAACAGGGTGTTGCGGAGGACATCCGCAAGTGATTCTTGATTCAACCCGGACTGGGGCTGGTTTGACTGTACCTCGGAGTTGTTTTGAGCCGTTCCGATATCGGCGTTGGTGTTTTCTGACATATCAGGGATGGGTCGCTCCCAGAGGCGTACGAGGATTAACCCTTAAAACCAAGCACCGTCAACTAGCGCAGGGGGTGTTTGTAAGATTTGGCAACTTCTATCTCTTGTCAGATGGACAACTTGCCGTTCTTGGCCTCGTCCTGCTGGGCTTGAATGAGATCCTTGAAGTCCTTGAGGCTTTCAGCGCGGCCACAGGCGTGGATACGCTTTTCACCCTCGGTGGAATACGAAATAGCCCGGTCAACCTCCGCTTCGATGCTTGCATCTAGGAAAGCCAACACGGAGTCAAAAATCTCGTTCTTCTCGAAAGAAAGGGCGCGTTTATGCTCAATCAGGGTCTTAATCATTGTCGCCGCGCATCTTGTATTTGCACTTGTGCATAACCTTGACCTTCTTGTGCTTATGCTTCACAAGCGCGCTTTTGTTGCGGTATTTGCTGTCCTTGTATGTTTTGCCCATATTAGAAAGAGGGAGGCTGCTGGCCCTGCTGCATCATCTGGTCAGAGACCGGGGTGACCCCGATTCGGCCGATGGACTTGTTCTGCTGCTGCTGAACGCTCATCTGGAGGTTCTTCACATAGTTCTGGAATAGCATCTGGAACTGCTGGTCAGCCTGAGCCGCCTGCTGCGCCTTCTGGTTCTTCTGGAGGATGTCCTGCACAAACTGCAATTTGGACTTAGCGGCAGGATCGTTCTCGACATACTGCGGCTCCATCCCCGCCATCATTTTGGCAATATCAGTCTGGACATCAGCGTACATACGCTGCGAGGCGCTGGCTTGGTCTAGGACGATATCCTTGGCGGCCTCAGGGCTGATAGCCTCGACAAAGCGAGCCGTCAACTTATTGCGGTCAATAACGCCACCAGCGTCCATCGGAATAACAAAGGTGGAGATTGCCTTTAGTTTCTCAAGGACATAGTCAGTGTCGAGTTCGCGCACATTGTACGAGACATTAAAGTCGTACATAGCGGATAGTTCCTGAGGCTGTAGGACAATGGGCATACCGACCACACGCTCGATTTCAGAGCCATCCATATACTGGAGGGTCAGTGACATCACTTGCTTGTAGATGCGGCTCCACGCCGACAGCCAGTTATTAACGAGGAACTGCTGAGTTGTCTGGGTCTTTACCGGAGGAATATTGTTGTGGTAGAGACCAAAATAGGCCGCATTAGTCTGTTCAACACGGTCGATAAGGTTGAACGCCAAAGCCGGATTGCCGGAAGGAGGACTCAGGAATGTGTAGTCGTCCGGGGTAGTGACAGGCAAAAGACCACCCGGCTGGATGATGTTCTGCGTGCCAAGGCGCTTCTTGACCTTAATGGGCGGCAGGGTCTCAAAAGCCGTGCGGTCACGAATGGAGTCGCGCTGAGCCTTGACCTCCAACTGGTCGGTATAAGCGAGTTCAGGTACACCACGGCACTCCACGATGGATCGGCGAAGACGCTCACGGCGATATTCCACAAACGGGTACATCCCGTGGGCGTAGTCCAGCATTTCGTGCTTGGCGTGGAGGTCGTCACGGGTGTTCGGGCAGAACACGGTGTAGTAGATGCACGGCACGCCATTCGGGCCAATCTGACGGTTGTAGGCGTAGACAATCTCAACGAGATGGTCAGCGCGCTCAAGCGCATTGCCGATATTGGTCGTGGACGGGATGATGTTCGGCTCGGAGTACCAGTCGGAGCGTCCGGCCGTTTCGACAGCCTGATTGACGAATTCCTCGTCCCAATCAGAGGTCTTGATCATCTCACGAAGTTCGACCTCCGTCATAAAGGTGCGCCGGAAGATGACACGGGCATCCTGAAGGTCTAGGGTCTCGGGCGGGAAGCAAATCTCGTCATACGGCTTCAAAGCGGCGACGACAGGGGCGTTAGAAACGGCATACTCCTGATTAAAGGTGGTAGTGCCGCTGACCATCAGTTCATCGGCGATACGCTTGGCGTTGTCGCTATCGCAGCCCAGCAGAGTCGTGAGGGCGCTGATGGTGTAGTCGCTTGTGCCAGTAGTCTTGAGGCTGTTGACGGCCTCGTAGGCAATGATGTCGCCCCCGGCGGCACGCTGCTCAAGTTCGGCAAGGGTGATGACGATGTTACGGAGGCCAAGGCGGCGCTCCCAGCCGATGTGAGCCACAGACCAGCCGAACTGCTGAGTGTACTGAGCAAGGAGTTCCGCTTCCGTCAAAAGATCGGCGCGCAACTTGTTGTTCACGACCCATTCGGCAAGCGTCTGAATGGAGGACGCACGGGAAGCGTCACCGACCTCAGTCCCGCTCACACGGATGCGGGCGAGTTGCCACGAAGAGACCATCAGCACGACTAGTTCGTTGATCGTCTGGTCAACAAGGCGGCAGCGGACATCGGAAGCGCCCTCGAAAGGGAAAGCCTGATCGCCTTCTCTCAGATTGCCGCTGTGCTTCTTGCCATCATCGGTCTGGCCGTCCCAGCGAGCCAGTCGGATGTCGTCATTACTGTTCAAGCGGGCGACATTGCCCCCGTTGTACAGGGAACGCTGAAGTTCGGTGCGTAGTTCACCGATATCAGGCGTTTCAGAGAAGAATGCTAGTTTGTCCCGGCGGGAGTTGAGGTCGGCCATTGTTGTTAGATTGGTTTTCGATATATTGCAAAAGGGATGACTTATGGAAGCGATGTTGGCCTCCAAGAGTTGTGTAACACCGAATCTGACCTGATTTCCTCAATTTGTCCAACTCTCGTACATCAATCCCGGTCAATCGTTCTGCCATCGACCGAGAAAGCAGCATAGGGTAGTCGTCAGGCTTCATAATCAGTAAGAGCCGCCCCCCTTGCACTTATAGTGGTTTTCGTCATACTGCTCGGGTGTTATTACCATCAGATAGCGCAGGCAGTCGATAGGATCCTTGGACGCGCCCTTATCACCGTCAGCCCCAGTCCATTCACGGAGGGAATAGGTCATATTTTCGCACTTCTTGGAAATATAGAGTTTAGGCTCGTTGATTGGCGACAAGGGCTGGCTAGGGTCGTGCGCTAGGGCATCATTGATAATTGCCACGCCTTCCTCGATCCGCAAGCCCGGTGCGGGGGTGAAATACATCGGCTCAGGGTCTGAACCAAGTAGTTCGATGAGGGAAGTACCCCCCTCTTTGCCAGCGGCCTGCGTAGCCCCGGCACGGGGGTCAATGTAGCGTTCCTCGACCACCTCGTCCCCTTCGGCATCTCGGATGATCTCCTTGTACTCATTGATACCCCTGCCACCCCCTGCCCGCTGCGCCGGGCCTGCCTTTCCGTCCATTTTGGAGTCCGGCAGCGCCCATTCGCCGTAAGTAGCGTCCGGCCACTCCCGGTAGACATACCAACGGACATTCTCGCCCTGTCCGACCGCTCGCAGCCAGATCATAAACCAGTTTCTGGCTCCAGCAGGGTCTACGACCATATAATTCGTCCCTTCCTTGGGGATCTTGTCGTGGTCAATCTCGTTCAGGTCGCCAAAACGGGGGAATTGCGCCCCGGCAAGGCTTTCAGCCCAACCATAGGCTCGGATCTTCTTCTCGTAGGTCGTCTTGCCCTCCAGCGTCTTGCAGAGTTCGTCAAACGGGTTGTAGGGGTTGAACTGAGAGTGGAACCAGATCACCCCGGCATCCTTGCCCCGGGACTTAGCCCGATAGGGCATATGGCCGTTGGCTACTCCGGGGGCGTGCTGGTTGTCTTGGTCTAGGATAGGCGCAGGCTTGCTTTCCAGTATCTTAGCCCCCGAAATGTACTCTTTGACGACATTAGTATACCCTGAAATAGGGGTAAATGTTACAATAAGCCTACCGCGCCGGGTAACGATACGATACCTTAGGGTTTCGATCCAATCTAGCGGTACAAGTTCATCGCACCAGATAATATCGCACTCGCCACCCTCGATAACCCGCTTTTC